CCAAGAATGTATAAAGGTAAAATTGAATCACTAGTTAGCAGGATGACAAGTTTTGCTGATATGATTCAATTAACTCATTTAAAGCTACAACAAGTAATGTCAAGAATGGTACCTGATGGTGTTTATCTTGATGCTGACGGTATTGCAGAGATTGACTTAGGTAACGGAACAAATTATAATCCACAGGAAGCATTAAACATGTACTTCCAAACTGGATCTGTTATTGGTAGATCAATGACGCAAGATGGTGAGTTTAATCACAGTCGTATGCCAATACAAGAATTACAATCTGGAGCTGGTGGCAATAAGATTGGCGCTCTAATTAATTCCTACAATTACTATCTACAAATGATGAGAGATGTAACAGGATTAAATGAGGCTAGAGATGGTAGTATGCCAGACGAAAAAGCGTTAGTTGGTTTGCAAAAACTTGCTGCTGCTAATTCTAATACAGCTACTAGACACATCGTACAAGCAGGTTTGTATTTAAGCTTAAGAACCGCCGAAGATGTTTCACTTAGAATAGCTGATGTACTTAAATTTTCTAATACTAAAGCTTCTTTTGTCGGAGGTATAGGTAGATACAATGTAGGAACATTAGAAGAAATACAAAACTTACATTTACATGAGTTTGGTATTTTCCTTGAATTAACTCCTGACGACGAAGAAAAACAACTTCTTGAAAATAATATACAAGTAGCTTTACAAAGAGATCAAATATATCTTGAAGATGCTATTGATATTAGAGAAGTTAAGAATATTAAACTAGCTAATCAATTACTTAAAGTTAGAAGAAAACGCAAAGCAGCAGAAGACATAGCTATTAAAATGCAAAACATTCAAGCTCAAACTGAATCTAATGCTAGAGCTGCTCAAGAATCTGCCGCTGCTGAAATGCAAAAAGAACAAGCACTTACAGAAAGTAAAGCTCAACTAGAACAAGTAAAATCTAACTTAGAAATACAAAGACTTGAAAGAGAAGCTCAAATTAAGAAAGAACTCATGTATCACGAGTTTGAACTTAATATGAAACTTAAACAAGCTGAAATGCAAGTGATTAATAAAAAAGAAGAGTATAAAGAAGATCGCAAAGATAAGCGAACCAAAATTCAAGCTACTCAACAATCTGAATTAATAGAACAAAGAAAAGGAAACAGTGGTCCAAAAGATTTTGAATCTGCTGGATTTGACACACTAGGTGGTTTTGGCCTTGAGCAGTTTGAACCTAGATAAATTTTTTAAATTTTTATAATATTATATTATGTCTGAATACAAAGTAAACTTAATGAAGGACGAAGAGCCTTCTATTGCTGAAAAAGAACAAAAAGTTTTGGAAAACTCTGGTGTTGAAGTAAACGATACGTCAGGTAACTACAAAATTGATTTAAGAAACCAACCAGAACAAGATGCCGTTCAAGAGCAAAGCACAGATGAGGTACCTGTTCGCGACGAACCCGAAGCTAGCCAAGAAATGGGCGAAGAAGTACGGAGTTCCGAAGAACCTACCCAAGAAGAAGAACAAGTAATTGAATTAATAAAAGAAGATGACGATGCCGAGTTGCAAAAGCAAGAGCAAAAAACCGATGAGCAAAAAATCTTCGAAGAAAAGCTCGTACAAGAAGAAGAAGTAGTAAAACAACCAAAAGTTGAACTTCCAGAAAATATCCAAAAAGTAATTGACTTTATGGAGGAAACTGGAGGTACTTTAGAAGATTATGTTAGATTAAACACTGACTATTCTAATGTTGATGAAGCTACTTTATTAAAAGAATATTATCATCAAACAAAGTCGCATCTTGATAACGATGAAATTAACTTTTTAATTGAAGATAATTTTTCTTTTGACGAAGACATTGATGATGAGCGAGACATCCGTAGAAAAAAACTCGCTTACAAAGAAGAATTATCAAAAGCTAAAAGCTTTCTTAACGATTTAAAAGGTAAATATTACGATGAGATCAAGTTGAGCTCAAAGTTAGCCCCAGAACAAAAAGAAGCTGTAGACTTTTATAATAAATATAAAAAAGAGCAAGAAGAGTTATCTGCTCTTAGTAGAAAACAAGCTGAGTATTTCGAACAAGAAACAGGTAAGGTTTTTAATGAAGATTTCAAAGGTTTTGAATTTAAAGTTGGAGACAATAGATACAGGTTTAAAGTTGGAGATGCACAACAAGTGAAACAACAACAGAGTGACGTTGCTGATTTTTTAACTAGTTTTTTAAACGAACAAGGATTAGTAAAAGATGCTGCTGAATATCACAAGGCTTTGTATTCTGCCAAAAACGCTGACAAAATAGCTAATCACTTTTATGAACAAGGCAAAGCCGATGCTATTAGAGAGCTAGAAGCTAAATCTAAAAACATCAACATGGACCCTCGTAAATCTAACGAAGGTTATGTAGAAGCTGGAGGCGTAAGGGTAAAAGCTGTTTCAGGGTACGATAGCTCAAAATTAAGAGTTAAAATTAAAAACAAAAGCTAAAAAAATTAAAAAATGGCAAATGCAACTTATTCTGCAGGAAGCAACCTAATCTTATCAAATGCTGCTCCTGTAAAACAAACCCTTGCTACCAACTATATCGACTTTACCGCTGCTGGTACTGCTGGTTGGGCGCAACAATACTTACCAGAGCTATATGACGCTGAAATCGAGCGTTATGGCGATCGTTCGCTTTCTGGATTTTTACAAATGGTAGGCGCTGAAATGCCTATGACTTCTGATCAAGTTATTTGGTCTGAGCAAGGTCGTCTTCACATCTCTTTTGAAACTGTGGCTATGGCTGCTAACGCTAATAGCGCTAACGTAATTACTTTAGGTGCTGGTCACGCTGTACGTGTTAACCAAACTGTAGTTGTTAGCACTGCTGCTGGTATCAAAAAAGGAATCGTTACTGATGCTGACGCTACAACTATTACTGTTAAGTCTTACTCTTCAAATGGACTTAGCGCTGCTGGTGAAAACGTAGATCTATTCGTTTATGGTTCTGAGTTTAAAAAAGGTCAACCCGGAATGACTGGAGCTGTTGAGCCTGATTTCATTTCTCTAACTAACAAGCCAATTATCCTTAAAGATCATTATGAAATTTCTGGATCTGACGCTTCTCAAATTGGTTGGATTGAAGTAACTGGTGAAGCTGGTCAAACAGGTTACCTATGGTATATCAAAGCTGAAGGTGATACTCGTCAGCGTTTTGAAGATTACTCAGAAATGGCTCTAGTTGAAGCTGAGAAAAAAGGTACTTCTGGTGTTGTTGATGTAGATGGTACAGAAGGTCTTTTCGCTGCTATCGAAGATCGAGGACATCAGTTTGACGGTTTCGTAGGTGGAACTGCTACTGAGTCTCTACAAGATTTTGATACTCTTCTTAAGAAACTAGACAAAGAAGGTGCTATTGAAGAGAACATGCTTTTCGTTAACCGTGATATCGCGTTATCAATTGATGACATGTTAGCTGCTCAAAATTCTTACGGTGCTGGTGGTACTTCTTATGGAGTATTCAACAACTCTGAAGATATGGCACTTAATTTAGGTTTCTCAGGTTTCCGTCGTGGTTCTTACGACTTCTACAAAACTGACTGGAAATACTTAAACGATGCTTCTACTCGTGGACTTATCGGTGGTGTTGAAGGTGTTTTAGTACCTGCTGGTACTTCTTCGGTTTACGATCAAATCCTTGGTAAAAACATTAAGCGTCCGTTCTTACACGTACGTTACCGTGCTTCTGAGGCTGATGACCGTCGTATGAAGTCTTGGATTACTGGATCTGTTGGTGGTGCTCAAACTAGCGACCTAGACGCTATGGAGGTACACTACCTAACTGAAAGATGTTTAGTAGTACAAGGAGCTAACAACTTCGTGTTATTTAACTAATAACTAAAATGTAAAGCTTGAGGGAGGTCGTAAGGCCTCTCTCTAACTTTACTTTATTAATTTTTTATTCTATTATATTATGTCAAAAAAACAAAACGAGTGGGCGTTTAAAGATAGACTTTACGTCCTTAAAAAAGAAAAAAAGCCTTTAACATATACTATCAAATCAAGAGCTATTTACTGGTTTGACGAAGAAAAAGGTCATGAAAGAGAGTTGAAATACACAGTTAATCAAAAAACTCCTTTCGTAGATGAATTTAAAGGTGATGCTAGATTAGAGCACATCGTATTTCAAAACGGAACATTATTAGTTCCAAAAGAAAAACAAGTACTTCAAAAGATTCTTTCTATTTATCACCCAGATAAAGACAAGGTTTTTGAAGAATATGATCCTGAAATTGAAGCACAAGATGATTTAGAGCTTATTGAAGCTGAGGTTGATGCGCTTGTGTTAGCTAGACAAATGGATATTGATCAAGCTGAAGCTATTATGCGTGTAGAGATCGGTTCTGA